AATCATTAGTTCTTGGGTCTTCATGTACCTCGACGATTTCCTTGCGTCTTGATTCTACCCACTCAACTCGTTCATCGAATGTAAGCTTGTTCTTACCAAAGCAATTAGCTCCGTGAATAGCGAGCCAACGAGCGTCCGCATCTGTCGTGATTATCTTCGGTGTAGCAAAACGCAACAATGACTTAGCTAAATCCGTACCCTGTGGTGATAGAAAAAATGGTATCGGATACATACGACCACGGAAATCGAGTTGATGCGGAAAGTAAAACTTATTTTTAGACTCGAATTTCTCCGCCGTCCATAGCGTCTTCATAATCGCTAGTCTCCTAGATCTCATCGAGATGTTTAAGTTATGAATCAATCCACACTTCCGACTGAACTCCTTACGAGCAACCATATCTGTCTCATAGATCGGGTTCCAAACCGGTAACTCGTAGTCACTACGGCGTATCATCTCCCCGATCTCCTTGTCGTTTTGCCACGCCCACTTAGCGACGCCTAAAACATCGTCATTAACTTCCCAAGCTGTCGTTTGAATGTGATTAACGCCGTTCACAACGTCTTTCATCTGTCCAAACTGTAACGAGTCTAGGTACTTATAGTCGTAACTCTTAATAAAAGGTAACGGCGGAACTCCCTCGATGTCTTTATATCCGCCAACCCAAACGGACGACCATTCTTCAGGGAGTTCCACCGTCGGTAACCACAAAGGTTTCAAAATTTCTTGGTCTTTATTGTACTCTTGCATCCACTCGAACAACTCGTCGGTAGCTACCACATACAATACAGACTTCTCACGCTCACCAAGCATACGAAACGAGATGAGATATGTGCTGGTTCTGATGAGTTCCAACAGCCATGCACCCATCGAGGTGCGTTCCTTGAGCGACCATCTCTTCCAGCTTCTAATCGTTCCACGAGCGGCTTCAGCTTTCTCTTGTTTCAGGAATGTTTCCCGTAGTCTACGGTGGTCATGCTTGCTGTGCTTTGATTGTGTCGTCTTTTTAATAAACGCAAACATCTCAGGATGGTTCTCCCGTAACTGCTTGTACCGACACTCATCTTCCAATGCGATTGCAATGGCGTTTGCAGTAGATCCAAGCGGTCGCTTCTCACCAATGCCATCAAGCGTGACCTTCAAAGCGAGGTAGCAGACTTCATCAATGTCCATGTCCCACATCAACGGCATCCAAAACGGAATTGAATGGCGGTTCTTGCGGTGGTATTCGATGCGTCGTTCTGCTTCTTCAGTAAGTTTAGGAAGATAGTTTCTTAACAGCCTCTGACCGTATGGTGTGCGAGCTTCCTTCTTATACTCACGGGCTGATTGTACTATTCGTCGATAACGGGACACCCCATGCTCGACCATTTCCTTATTCAATTCGCTTTGACTCATTCGTTATCTCGACTAAATGCGTTAATATAGGGTTTGTCAATGCCTTTCCAAAACATCTCGTGCATCTGCTAGATTCTTCGGAGCGATCTTGGCGTACCTCATCGTCGTTTGTATCGAGCTGTGACCGAGCCACTCCTGTACCACACGGATGTCTACTCCCCGTTGTACCAACCTGGACGCACAAGTGTGCCTTAAACAATGCGGTATAAACTCCTTATCGTTGAGCATTCCAAGCTCGGTCTTCATCTTTCTCCAAGCGTGGTTCAATACATCCTGTGTGAACTCAAACAGAAAAAGGTCTGCCTTATGTACCCCAGCCTTATAACGAGCTAATACCTCGTAAGCACGGGTAGTAAGCGGAATGGATCTCGACTTACCGTTCTTGGTCTCCCACAGGTGTACCATGCGTTCGTCAAGATCGACATCTCTGCCCCGTAACTTGAACAACTCACCCGTTCTCATGCCTGTATCAATTAGTACCTTGCAGAAGTCAGCAACGAAAGGCTTACCCATCGCATGAAACTTACCAAGCATACGATATTCTTCTTCCTCGTTTAACCAACGCATACGACCTTGTGGCTCCCGCTTTCTTTCGATAGCTGGTAACCGCTCGATATAACCGCGTCTATAAGCGTGTCGTAGCATCTTTGACAACGCCGCTAGACGACGGTTAATCGTGCCGTTTGATTTTCGATCGCCTTCGAGGTCAAGTACCAGGTCGTCAATCATTCTCTCGTCAACTTTCTGTACTTGTACGCCGTTCCCCATGCGGTCGCATACATCCTCGGCATTTTGTAGGAGTCCCATACCACTTTTACACCCGCGCCAATGCCGTTTGTAAACCTCGTCAGCTAAATCGATTATCTTCATTTTGTTGTTGGTTGTTGTTTCTGTCTTAGATTCCTGTAGTACAGGTCATCTTTCCGCCGTACTCTAGGAATATCGGTACGGATGACAAGCATATTTCCATCTTCATCTCGTAGGTTCCTGCCGTTCTTGTCTTTAGGAAACTCTTTTACTTGGTTCTTCAGCCAAAAAGCATCGAAACCTTTGAGAACTTCCTCACGAGTAGGCCATTCCGCCGTCATGTGCAACCACTCACCTTGCCTCATATCAGCTACATCGCCGATATGGAGGTCAGCTTCTGACATACCCATCTCTTCGAGACTAGGAATCTTACTCATATCAGTACCTTCCGATCCACGCTCTTTACACCAGCTTCTGACACGTGATCATCCGATTCAGGAGCGAAGTTCTTACGGTCTATCTCCCATACTTCCCCGTCTAACTCGTGGACAAGATCCGCTTCATTCTCGAACCGAAGGTCGTCTATAATAACGGGATGATACTCGTCAAATAACGCCTTGGTCAACATACGACGCATACAGTTTACCCATATATCGTTGTTGATCGTCATGCGTCCCCATTCAGTCCCCAAGGTCTGTAAGCAGTACCTACCGGTAACGCCAAGATGCGGAATCACTTCGCCCTTTTTATCACCGAAGATATAAGCGTCGTCTACAATCGTCCGTAGCATCGTCTTTAACGGCGTTGCAAACGAGACTACTATCCCGTTCTCACCCGCTACAAACTTCGCATAGGTTGATTTACCCACGCCTTTAGGGCCTGTCAGAGCAATCAATCGTGGCTTACTTCTCATGTCCCGTCGTAGTAAGGTGATTGCATATACGATGGCTGGTTCTCTTCGCTGTGGCGTTCTTGCTCGCGTTCGTAAGCTTCGCTACTGTCGTCTTCCACTTCTTCATCTTCATCGTCGTAATGATCATCGTATGGACTGCTCAACCAATTATCGTATGGATCAATCATGGTGGTATACTTCCTTAACTTCGTACCAATCGTACAGGTCGTTCTTTTGGTTTGTAGGGCCTGTTATGGCGTAGCCATGAGTCTTGAGCTTACCGAGCTTCTTGAGGCGATACAACGCTTGCTTACGCAGTCCAAGGCGTCTCGCACATTGCTCAGTTGTAAGCAGTTTACGACGACGCTTTAAGGCGATGGTTAACTTATATAATATGAGGTTTAGTTCTATTTTCATTTCTATTTATTATGGTTGTTATTGTGTTAGATTCGCTGGTGTAAACGATCGGATAATACTTGCCAAGCTAATTCGCAACAATCAGGTACTACTCCGTTGCCCAACAGCCTAAGTTCGTCCACCCTGAAGGTAGTCCCATTAGCTGACAGACCCACGCAGGATTGAGCTTCGGTGACCCTTGGCTGTTCCCACTCGTACTGTGGCTGACCTGGTCTTGAGGGCCATCTAGTCTTGCCAAGTCCCGCCCCAAGCATTTCTGATTTGATTCGGTCGCTGTCCTCGCACCCTCGACATGATCCGAAGCTTGAGGCGTCGCCCAATTCTTCGCTTCTTCCGCTAGTATCTTGCCCCCCGTTCCTGGTTTGCGACTGCCTGGATTCCCCGCTCGTGGCGTGGGCCAATTCCCCATCCCGTACTTGACGAAGTTTGGAAGCTGATTCATGTGTCCCTTGAACCCCTTCGATTCGTTCATCACATGATGCTCCGAGTTCGTTCCCTTCCAATCCCGTGCCGCTGGCGTCGGATAGCTTTGCGAGGATGAAGACTCGTTTCCTTTGGTGTACTGACCCCGTTTCAGACGCGCTGAATACTCCCCACGTCGTTCGATAACCTCTTTCTTCCAAGTCTCCAAGGACATATTTGAGTACCGGTTCTCCGTCTGCGGTCTTGGCACTAATGATTCCTTCGACGTTTTCAAGGAGGACATATCGTGGTCGCATAGCGGTAATTCCATCTGCGATGTATGGGTACAAGTGTCGCTCATCTTCGGTTGCTCGTCGCTTTCCTGCGGAGCTGAATGGCTGGCAAGGAAATCCTGCTGACAAGATGGTAACTCGGTCACGTAACTGCTCATACGGAAACTGCTTGAGATCCGTGAACACAGGACACGCATCCAATAGTCTCGCTTCCATTTTCGAGATAAGGTTTGCAATCGCATAGGTTTCGATCTCCACGTGAGCGATAGTTCTAAGTCCTGGAATAGCTCGTTTAAGTCCAATTCCGATCCCGTCGTACCCGCTGCACAAAGAGACGTAGGTAGGAATACTAGTGGTTTCTTCATAGTTCATCGGTCTCCCTTCTCGTACCACAGGAAGGCAAAGCCTAAGAGTAATACCATAGCAACCGCAAACAATGTTATCATGCTCATGCTGCTGCTACCTCGTCGTTAATGATTGCTACTCGTTTGTCATGCTCGACTTGTAACGACAACAGTCGCTCCATTGCTGTGACATTCTTAGAGATGCGTTCCCTGATGCGTCCATAATGGTAGATCAAAGCTTCGATCTCAGCGGTTTCTAATTCAGTTACAGGTGTCATATATGTTCCTTTGGTTAATGGTTATAGCCCCGACTATTGCAGAAAATATACCCCGTGCAAGACTTTTCTTTGCGAACACGTAAAAACTTTTGTTGCGAACACGTACACGTAAAACAACACACGCCTGGGCGCGTTGCGCGCGTCTTTTTAGAGCGTTGGCCTTGGTCGGTAGTCGGTGTATTTAGTGTATTTAATCAATCGATGCAAAGCATGCAAATTATGTAAGTATGGAGCCAGTTTTTTAAGTGTAAATAAATCGATTGACCATTGACGCCATCAAGGGAGCTTCAAAGGGAGCTTGCAAAGAAAGTTGAAAAAAAGCTTGCAACGAGTTTGGAATCTGTTTTGATGGCGTTTCAAACGTGGCACGTTGTCGCGTTGTAATCACAAAATAATAATATGAAAAACGAAATCGAAACCCTCACAAATGAATACACCGATTGGTTAGTTGAAAACTTACCGCGTGAATATGTAGAGAACCAAGATTGTTCAGCCGATGCCATCCTTTATGAATCGTTAGAAGGTGGGCAACTTACCCTTAACGAAGATCAAAAGAAATGGCTTGGTGATTTTATCAATCGATGGGAAAAGGCTTATTTTTAATTCAACCAAACAACCCAAAATAATAATATGAAAAACGAAATAAAAAATCATATGACCATAGCGAATACGCTATTCGTCAAAGTTCACCATAAATACGGCAACCGCTTAATCTATCCAAATTGCCCCTTATCATTCGCCTTTACCGATTTGCTAGGTACGAAAACCTTGCCATCAAACGCGATTGAAACGATCAAGGGAATGGGTTTCCAATTCAAAGTAGAAAGTGAGGAAATCTAAACCATGAATTACGATTTAATCGAATTAACAATCTATTTTAACGATAGCGAAACGGAAAGCGAGTCAATGATTGTTTCGCTTGATTCGATGGCCCATGAGTCAATGCGCGAATATGCAAATATGAATGAATACAAACTCACAGAAAAACTCTTAAATAATCAATAATTATGAACAATCAACAAGTCGCTCATCTTTGGGCAAATCAATCAAGGGAATCAGCAAAGGGTTCAAACTTCTTTTTCAATGGCAAATCAATTTGGTCTTATGGTTACCATTTTGAAGTAGGCAGAATTGTTGAAACGGAAAAAGGAAAAGAAATCGTTCTTTTAAATGCCGATTCTTACAGCGTTTCAACTCAACGTCATCAATCAAACGCGAGACAAGCTTGCAACCATCTTGAATCGTTTGATTTCCCTTTGCGTAATAGCAGGTATTCAACCATCGTGCGCCATGAGTTAACAAATGACGATATGACGCGCGCTTTCGTAATGTTTGGAAACGAGGTTATTTATTCCGTTAAAAAGGCAAAGCGTTCGAGAAAGTATGCCGATCTTTACATCAAACAAGCTGAAAAAGCCATGAACGATTGGAACGCGCTCAAAGCTTATTTCCCCAAGTTAACAAAGGGAATCAAGCGCTTGAAGATGCCGGATGACAACCAGGTAAACAAACTACTTGCCAGCGATAAGGCAGAAAAAGCCAAACAACGAAAAGAAGAGCTTGAAAGAGAAAAGCGATTGGCTGAAAGGCTGAAAGAAGATTCCGTCAAATGGTTAAATTATGAAAGAAACTACATGGATAGATTGGCAAAGTGTTTACTTCGTCAAAGACGCGTTTCATTCATTCCCGAACAAGGTTGCGCACCACAAATGCGTTTTGTTGATGAAGTTGAAACCTCACACGGCGCTCGCGTTTCATTGGACAAAGCGCGTTTATTCTACCTTGCAATCAATCGTTTCAAAGACAATCCAAACGAATGCAAAGAACGCTATCAAGTGGGCGATTTCCGATTGAATAAGCTTGATTCAAACGGCGCTCGAATTGGTTGCCATTTCATCGAATGGAACGAAATCGAACGTTTTGCAAAGCAAATGGAATGGAGTAAATAATCATGAGTAAAGAAATAGAAGATTGGAACAAGGTATCAACGCGAGAAAAGATCGTCACATGGCTAGTTGCCATCGTTGGTACGATCCTATGGTTTACCATTGTGTTTCTAATGTTAAGTGCAGGAAGTAAATCATTATGACAATGGATGAAATACAGTTAAAACAATATCAAACGCGATTTGAAACCATCGATGACCAACAAATCGAAAATTGGCTTGGTTATGATTGGAAGTTTTCCGAGATTGTTGAAATCTTGAAAGACATTGCAAATCATGATTATGACCCTGATCAAATGCGCGTTGACATCTTAACAGCACTGAAAGAATAAAGCTCCAAACAACCTAACAACCAAGCCCGCTTTGGACATCGTTTCAAGCGGGCTTTTTCATGCCCAAATGGCTAGGTTTCAAATCGGGCTTAAAACGAGCTTTAAAACGCTGGCATGTGTTATGGTATGCGATGAGATTAAAACGAGCTTTAAGCGTGGCCTATGGCGATGCATGGCGATGTTTTGAAGCGGGGCTTGCAACGTAGTTTAGAGCGAGCAAAAAGTCGCCCGTAAAGACAAACACAAGTGAACGCTTTTGATCGCGTTTGAAACCCCTTGCAATCCGATAGAATATCCGATGCCATGCGTTGATTATCAACACTTTATGAAACGATTGAGACCCTACCCCCACCCTATTCGACAATTTCAAGCCCCCAATGGGGGTAAAACGCAACCCACGCGTATATATAAGGGTCTCAGATTTTTTTAACTAAACCTTTTGAACGCCGCCTATAACAAGCTTTAAACACGCTCCCATCCCTATTACGGAGGTTTTTGACTTGGATCGCCTTAAACGCCTTTTATAACGAGCCTATGTCGTCATCATCGCTCATATCATCTTCAAACACAATCTCATCGCCTTCAACTAGATAATCCATTTTAACGATCTCCAGGGTTCCGATTATGGTCGCGTGATTAAGGTCGTATTCGGCTCTGAAACGATTTACTACGTTCTGAAGCTCGAATAAAAACTGATCTGTTTGTTCGTTGATATTCATAGACTTATGGCATGGTTAGAAATTAAAAGCTTTACAATTCTGAAATCCGAGTATAATTACGTATAGTACTAGTGCAGGAACTGCTTAACCTAACGTTAGTAACTAAAGGTAGTAACACAAATGTAGTCATAATCGTTAACCATAAGGTCGTGATGACTAAAGAAAGATTGTGGTAAAGTTAGAAACTAGCTAGTAAACCATTGGTTGCTCCGCCTAGTGAAACTAGAACCGTAACCAACGACGTTACTAACGAAGCGTTCTAACTCATCGTTTAGAAGCTGTTCCTTTCGGTCGTTAATCTTAACGTCGGCATTAGCTGCCATTTGTTCCGTCCAATAGTTAACTGCCATAGATAAAGCGTCTAGTCTATCATCTTGTAGAAGACTGCCTTTTTCACGGGTTAGTCTCGAAAGTTGGTAGAATAAGCAGTATCTAAGTTGAGTTTCAATAGGGTACGACTGAGATGTGGCGTAGTCTTCCCTAATGACGCTTGGATCGACGATTAATCGGTGGGAATTAAGGGTAGGTTCCAAGGTGTCTACTATCCGTTTTTCCTTCTGAATATGGTGTCGTACTTCATTGATCGTAACGGGATGTATCGTCGATATGATCGGTTTTAAAAGCTCGGTAAACATCCCGTCTCCCATATTCGATTCTACCACTACTTCGTTAACATTAAACCGTTTAGCTATTGTGGATAGTTGTCGAAGGACATTCTCGCCATAACCGCCTTTAATACCGTTACAAGCGTGTACGAATAGATAACCATTCAGCATCTTAACGACGGCATAAGCGGTTTCGTCCTTACCTCGTCCACTTGGGTCGATCGCCATGACTGATCCTGAATACTCGATCATATCTCCTAACATCTTTAGTGGTCGGTGGTAACGATCGCCGTTAAAACCTACGTTAGGAATATCGTTAGCTATCTGTTGATCGGGGCCACTAGCCCACACATACTTCTCATAAGCGACGTCATTATCGAGGTCTTGGACGATCAGATCATTGATCTTTAACGGGTATCTATCGGCGTCACTAAGGCGTGGGTTAAGGAGGAATTGAAGGGCGTACCCTGACCGACCGTAGGAAAGCTTTCGTTCTTCCAGGTCAATATCGTTAAACCGTAAAGGCTCCGTGGACTTCCCGACTGTTTCGTCGTTAGTAGCGGACATCAGGAACGGGGCAATGGCTCCTTCGTAGATTGTGTCGTTATGTTTATTACTGATATATTCCGAAGGCCACACACGAGTCTCATAACCGCGTTCCCTAAGCTTGGTATATATGGAGTCTTCACATTGTGGTGTACCAAGGAACAAGATCCTCGAAGACGGGAGTGGTTTAACGATCGCATCAAACTCTTTTACCTGGTCAGAAAGCTTATCTCTCATACCTTGTGTGGCGGAGTTATTAGCTACCTCAACGTCGTCTGCTACGATTATATCCGCCCGTGAACCGGTTAACTGCGAGGTTATACCCAACGACTTAACGGACGGTGCGTGGGACGCTGGAGCTGGGCCAACATCGAAACTGATCTTACTGAAGCGTTGCCCGTCTCGTGGCTTTAAACACGCCAATACGGGGATTTCATGGATCAACCTAAGTGTGAAGGTACTGAAGTCATCAGAACGCGTTTTAGACGCCGATACGACGAGTATATTCTTAGATGGATCTAGGAGGAGTTGGTGGACGACATAAGCGGAGCATATCCACGATTTACCAACGCCACGAAAAGCCATGACTATGGCGCGTTTAGGGCCGTTCTGAAGGTACTGTGATATGTCGTATTGAAGCGGGGTAGGATCGGGTAACCCAAGGTGCTTCCAGCAGACATACAGGAAGTTACGAAAGTCTTGAAGCTCCGCTGGAACTTCGTGTTTAGCTTTCATTACTTAGATTGTCTAACGGCTTCTTGAACTTCAGGAGGGTCGTTAAAAGGCAGGACATCAGCGAGTTTACCAAGCGGAGATGATTCCTCGGTTAAACTGATTACATTGTTGTCCTTGAGGAACTGCCTAGCCCCGTTTAAGACCGCCGCATTAGGGTCGTCAAGATCCATAGTCGATATGATCTCACGGTATGTATCGGCTAATAATACTTGTAAACCTTCTAGTTGATCTCGTTTTTTCATAACAAAGCAGGGATTAGTTTGGTGTTTTTATCTATGCCATCAACCTTAGTGTTAGCAGTAATGGCGGTATCTACCTGTGGTTGAATATACTGAACGAGGTTACCAGCGTCTAAGGTCATCGGTAAATCTCCGCTTTCAGCGTGTAAGATCGATGTATCATCGTCCCGATAGATTCTAGCACCCGATATGACTAACGCAGTAGTGCCTGTGTTCTGTAGCTTAATATCGACCACATCTGTATTCACACGGTAGTTCATGGCGTCGATAGCGGTCATCGCTCCAAACCAATTCTCAATACCGGTAGAGGTCGTAGATTGATACACATAGAAAGCATATAGCTCACGAGCGTCTGCAATGCCGTCCCCGTCGGAGATGTCTATCTGTACATTCGGGTAATCAGCGGATAGTGTCGAGATGTTACTGCCGTCTATACCGTTTCCATTGTAGACCGTGTCAGCTTGTTGATCCGCTCTAAACGCGATACCAGCGGAGGATGCCACACCAAACGCTTCATACGGAAGGAAAGCGTCGGTTCCAGATTGGCAAGTAATTCGTAAACGAATGTTGTCACCGGCTACGATCTGTGAGGTAGTGTAAGTTCCGTCAGTCGTTACCTTGGTGTTAGCCGTGCCTGGTACTACTTGGTTAACAACCTCCAAGTCTTTAGTCACATTATAGAGCTGTAAGGTCGCAGTAGCTTCAACATTAGTCACAGACCACGGCAATACGATGTTCGTTCCGTTTGCGTCTGTAAATGAGCCAAGAACACTCGCTCCGTTGGATAATGTAATCGTTCCTGTGGTCGTTAAATCACCCGTGAAAGTCGTCGCTTTGATCGTGATGGTTGTACCGCTGATCGCAAACGCGCTTGAAGCAGTTGCATCGATAACCAAATTATAAGAACCAAGGTCAATTTCATTTCCTGATCGGGCTACGATTGTAGCGCCTTCTCCAGCGTAGTTGTCGGTTAGGTAGGCTTTCGCTCTGTCGTAGAACTTAGCGGAGTTTTCTATTTCGGTATAAGCGTCTACGATGGCTTTGTCTGTTTCCGTGATTACAAGATCGTCAAACAATACCCAATTAACAGCGAGTTCACTTAGTCCTTTAAGAGCTTGAGACGAGGAAGACAATGAGTGTCCGTATGAGCAGAACTTAAAGGTGAAGTCATCTGCGTTTGTATTTGAGTCTGAACGGCGGTCTACTTTATAGAAATTACCGAAGTTAGAAGTATCCCAATCTGCGTAAGATGGTTGTGCGTTATTGGTACTACTTACTCTCCATCTCCCGTTGTGAAAATGTATTCCATATTCAGTAGCGCCGTCAGAGTCTGTTGTAGTATATTCGTGAACTTGTACTCCTGTCAGAACTTCAAACTTTGCTATATCGCCGAGGGCATCTGTAGTCTTATTGTAAACTTCTGAATCACTATAATCATAGACCATATCACCATTAGCGTTTACAACACCCCTGGTAATAGGTGAGTCACCTGAAGCGGTGTATCCATTGACAGTATCAAATGCTTTGCTCTTAACGAATGTTGCATTCTTTGCGTAGGTAGATGGATTGTCTTCTAAATATAACTTAACTCCATCAAGAGCCGTTCCACTCGCGTCTTTAATATTAAACGATACTTCCTTTTTTATTACGACTACACCTCTTTGACCCACAGAACCTCTTGTGTTTCTCCACATCTTCACAACATCTGTGCCTGTTGCAGAGTTTATGACCGCGTACTCTCGGTGAGACTGATTAGTCTGTCCATCTGAACCAATGTCGTAGTCATTAATATTCTGCGACACATCGAACTCACGGAGCGTATGGTAAGTGATTGCACCTTGATTAATGACCTCGCCAATAGACGAGTTTGCAAATTTAAATGTCGCATTAAATGCTGGAAGCAAAACTGCAACACCATCAAATGTACCATTGAACGATCCATTGCTATTACCGAACGGATTTCTCCACTCAAGAGCGTCAGTCGTTCCTCGCCAAGTTGTTCCAATAACATCAAGATTCATCGATCCTGTGCAAGGTCTACCTGTAAGAATTACACCACCCCTACCAATAAAATTAGAGCCACCGCCGCCACCACCCATACAAGCGTCACTCGGATGCCAATTAGAAATCCTAGCACCCGAAAAGATTAAACCTGTGCTTTTAGAGTTAGTTGATGTGCCTCTAGTTGAATTAGTTCTAGTAGTCCCGTAATAATAATAAGCTGGATTCGCATTCGTCCCGCTAATATTCATAGCGTTTGTTGAAGTATTATTTGCGAGTCCTGCATTTGTATGGCGAAGAATAAGTATCTCAGTATCCGGATCGTGATACAATGTGCCTTTGATGATTATTTTTACTGTAGGTGCAATCTCATAAACATCTATATGGTTTTCGTTTATGTAGTGAGTTACACCCGTCATGCCTATTAAGCCACTAAGATCATTTTCAGTAGTTCCTGCATCCACCTGTAAAACATTTCTATTCCCAGATGAATGGGTGGATGGTAAATAACTCCAACTCATGCGTAATCCTTCGTAATAGACTCTAGGTTACCGTTTGAATCGTAAGTAAACGTAGTTGTTAACTCCGTAACGTTCGAGCCATCAGCGACCTCAATCTCGGTTAATAATCCGTTTGTATAAGTAAATGTCTTAGTTTGCACTAGGTTCGTCTTAGAAGATGTAGACCAAGTTGATATGCCGGTCAAGACTCCGTTTGTATATGTAGTTTCGGAGTAACTGTCTACAGGCGTATTACCTCCCCCACCACCATTGGATT